GGTCACTGTCTCGTAGTGGGCAGCTCCCCCGACCACCAGCTTGTTCAGTGTGGTGTCGAAGTAGAGAAACCCTTTGACGTACGCGGGTCGCGCAGCGGTGGTGTATTGGGGCGGACGCCAGTTGCGCTCAAGGTGAGCAATCCGCTTCTCCATGTCCTTGATCTTGGCGACCAGGAAGCTGGACGCTGGCAGGTTCAGTTGTCCCATGGTGACCTCATGTCGGTGGTGCTGAGATGGTGGCACTCGGAGGAAGGTTGAAGGTGAGCGTGACCGTGGAGACGCCTTCTTCGGTGATGGCGTAGTCCAGGCCGACGATGCGCCAGTCAGAATCGTTGCCGTCAGGGAATCGTTCGTCAGGCTCGATGATCCAACGCACGTCGTCACCGAGTGCGTATGCAGTCGGGTCCGGGTCGCTGAAGAGTGGCATGATCAGCGTCGGCACCGTGATCGGGTACGCCTGCATGGTCAGGTCTTCATCGACCACAGCGGCAAGCACATCTGCACTGAGGATGTTGGTGTACGAAACCACCTGCTCAAGTCTCGGCCAGCCTTCAGAGGTCGGCGTGATGGGACCGGGGACGTATTGGGTCAGCGCTATAGCAGAGCCAGAACCAGTGCCATGGATGGTGGAACCTTGCGAGGTTGCATCCTGAGGGTACGAGTAGTCGTGCGTTGCGGTGGTGACGATGGTGATGCTGTCGACGTTGGCGAGTCGACCCCGGCGCGGATACGCCATGTTGAGTTTCAGAGTCGGCACGCCACTGGTGCTGTAAGCAACGTCGATGGCATAGTCGAAACCGACTCCGTAGCCCATGGCCGTCAGGCTGGTGACGATGGAGTCGACCGTGGCGATAGACGAGAGCGGGTAGGTCTCCACCACCCAATCACCCGTGGGGCCAGTACCACCAGGCGTCGGAGATCCGTTGTTCTGGTTGATGGCGAGTGGGAATCCGGTGGTCGAACCGAACGCAGAATCCGGCAGACTTGTGACGGGGTCTGTGGTGGCCAAAGCATCGGAGATGACCTGAGCAGCAATCGCCATCGGGTCCCCACCCGCGGCCCACGTTGCGGTGTAGTCAGCAGCTTGGACCCTACTGGCGAAGTAGGACCAGAATTCCTTGCCTTGAATCGGCACCGCGTCAGCACTGGACCTCTGGAAGTTGACGGTCCAAATCAGGAACCCGGCAAGCAGGTGTCCCGCGTAGTCGATGAACAACGCGGTGCGACCGGGCTGAATGATCTGTCCAGGGAACAGCTTGCGAACCTTCGGGTCCAAGAAGTTCAGGGAAGCAGAGAAGGTGCCGGGCGTGTTCAGTCTCTGCGACCATGTGACGCCAGTGAACGGCAACTCTGCGAGCATGTCGCCAGTCATCACATCGAACAGCAGGTACGTGATCGGGTTGGTCGTCGGCGTCTTGATGGCCAACGGCAGTGGGCCAGGCGGTGGTGGTGGTGGAATGGCAGTGAGACCGTTGGCGATGCTCGTGAAAGAGACAATGCCGTAACCATTGCCCGTGCCAGGAACCAAGCCAGCAGCGGTCGCCACGAACACAGCAGAGGAAGAAGCAGACGGTGCCACGACTCCCGCTGCTGTAGCAGTCACCGTTGTTGCAGTGAACGAACCTGCGCCCGTAGCCCTGTTGGCCAGCAAGACGTTCTCACCAGCAAAGTAGGTCGGCAGTACGTCGTAGGCGTAGTCACTCTCATCAGTGACATAGATCAGGTTCGCGCCGAGAGCAACGCTCGCGAGCATCTGCGTCGTGGCGTTGGCCAGTGGGGTGGCCTGAACGATGTGGCAGATGAGAATGCCAGCGTTGGTGTAGCTAGGCGGTGGGTACAGCAGGAAGTTCGCGTAGATGTCCTCGAAGACACAGATGCCGTCGCAAACGGTTGGAGAAATGTAGCCGGGGTCCGGGGTCGTACCGGGGTTGAGAATCGTTTTGGAACCAGCGTGCGCAGCGTGCACGAAAGCAGTCAGGGTGGTGTAGTACGCCACCTTCGTGGACAGAGTGCTTCCCTCATCGAAGAAGATGCTGTGGATGCCGTAGAGGGTTGACCACTTCGTGACCATCGCCTCAACGGTGCCGGTCGCTGTGGCACCGTAGTTGGTGGGCACATAGCCAAGGACTGTCCAACCAGCAGCGATGGCAGCAGCGATTGCCGTGGTGTAGTCGGAGTCAACTACCGTGCCGGGTCCACTGTTGACGTTGGCGATGACGTAGCCGCGGCCACCAGAAGGTGAACCAAAAGACGCACCCCACATGCCAACCGTTGGGTACTGGTAAGCAGGGATGATGTACGTGGCGTCCAGAGGAATGCCCGCATCGTTGTAGCTCGTGATGGTCTGCGAACCACTGGCGGGCAGACTGAGCGCACCAACAGCCAACGCGGTGACGGTCGTGTCGCATTCAGCCAAACCGGAGACGGCGGGCGTGCCGACTGCCGACGCGGTGACGGCGACAGTGAGAGCACCCATCGACCGCCATGTGCCGACGGCAGTTGCGGTGACGCTGACTGTTCCGGGAGCGGTGGCTAGGTCAGGGTTCGGAGCATCGAGCAGGACGTTCTCGTTGGTGAAGTAGCCCGGCAACACGTCGTAGTTGCCATCAGACTCATCGGTGACGTACTGAAGTGTTGCCCCGAGTGCTGCGCTGGCTGCGATCTGACTCACTGCGTTGATGATCGGCACATTCTGAACAATGTGGCCGATCATCACAGGCGAGCCGGTGTAGTTCGGAGGTGGCGTCGACTGGAACGTCGCGTAGGTGTCCTCGAAGACGATGAGTCCGTCACAGACTGCCGTGGCGAAGTAGCCAGAGTTCGGAACCGTGCCAGTGTTCAGGATCGACAGCGAACCACCATGTGCAGCGTGCACGAAAGCAGTCAGCGTCGTGTAGTACGCGACCTCAGTGGACAGCGCGCTCGCGCGGTCGAAGAAGATGTCGTGGACACCGTAGAGAGTCGACCATCGAGTGATGTTGGTTTCGACGGTGGCAGATGCTATGCCGCCGACGTTCGTGTCGACGTAACCAAGCACTCGCCAACCAGCAGACCGTGCATTAGCGATGGCAGTCGTGTAGTCGGAGTCGACCGTTGTGCCGGGACCAGAAGCCGGGTTGGCGATGACGTAACCGGGGTATCCGTTCGGAGCGTCGGCATAGAGCGTCGGCCACAGTCCGACAGTCGGGTACTGGTAGGCCGGGATGATGAAGGTGGCAGCCACCGGCACGCCAGCACTGTTGCGGGTCGTGATGGTCTGCAAACCTGTGCCTGCAAAGGTAGTCACGCTGACCTACGGATCAGGTCTTGACGAAGACGGCGACACCCATGGACGGCTGAAGGTTGTTGTGGCCCCAGCCCGCAACAGATACACCGTCATCGGTAGTACCAGAGATCCCAACAGTGAAACCGTGATTATGGTCTGTGTTGTTCGGCCCCATGTTGCCCGACTCTGACCAACCCCACGTCCCCGTGAAGGCAGGCAGTTTCCAACCGCTGCCAGGCGAATCGAGCAGGACGTTCCAGCCAGGGGAGTGGATGTGTGTTGCAGACTCTCCACCAGTCGTGCCAGCACCGGAACCAGAGACATTGTGATAATGCGGAGCCAGTTCGGCTTGGCTCAGTGTGTGCACAGCCTCACCTAGCACACCATTGCCATACACCCCACCGATGGTGAAGGACGGTGCTTGGTTAGAGCCGACAGAACCGACACCGACACCGACCACACCTCGCCTATCAGGAACGTTGAACGTGGTCGATCCGTCACCGGGACCGTAAGTGGTGCTGATGGCAGCGAACAGAGCCGCATAGGTTGTGCGGCTGTAGGCCGTGCCGTCGCAGTAGAGCCAACCGGCCTGCGATGCCATGGACGCAGATTCCTTGTAGTCACCAGGTCTCCACTGACCTGAGCTGATGATCTCTCGGTTGTCGCCTGAGGTGTAGGAAGCCGACGAACTTGCCGATGCCGGGATGAGCCAGGTGCTCAAGAGCAGACTGTTGTGCGGAGTGGCGGGCACGAGCGGAGTGGCGGCGGGCGTTCCGTAAGTGACAAGCAGTCCCCACTGGTCAGAGCCACCAGGCAGCGTCGGATTGCCAGCCGGGTAGGTGGTGTCGTTGACCGTTGCCGTGATGAGGACGTACATCGGCTCTGAGCCGTTCGGGGTGATGGGCAGATTGACAGTCGCATCATTGAATGCGAAGTACAGGCCCTGATATGGCCCCTGTGTGCCAGGAATCCACGCCTGTCCTTCGGCCACGTTGATGGAGTTGCCGGTGCCAGCAGAGCAAGCCAAGTCACCTGCGTTGACGACGCCACCAAGCGCGCCCGTCAGTCCACCGATCCCCGGTGGCAGCAGTGAACCAAGCGCGAGTCGGAAGAGTTGCGCGGAGTGGTACTGATCTTCAATTGCGAAGGGTGGATTCTCAGCAGTCATGTTTGTGGTTCCTTTTGGCTAGGTCAGCGACACGAATGCCGGTGCATACGCAATCGAGCACGTAGGTGCGGGAGATGGCAGGGACGGGTCTTGAGATGAGAAGTCGATGAAGGACAATCCCGGTGGCAGGTCGAACCACTGCGAACCGGACACGAGCCACCCACGTCGGCTAGAAGCGACCGCTGAACCGCTCGCAGTGAACATCACTTCGTGGCTGTCGGTGTCGATGGTTAGGGTGTCGCCTGCATTGAGTGTGTACCCGGCACCTTGAAGGGGGTTGTAGAACGTGAGCGATTCACCCGTGGTGGCGTTCGTGACAGTCGGAGTTGTCACGGGACCGGTGATGGTGATGACGGGCAGGCAGTTGATGTTGCCTGAGTTGGTGACTTGCATGGAGCCGTATGGCGATGCAGCACCGAATGTCACATTGAAGGTGACCGGGAACGTCAGTCCACCGGAGAACGCCGGTAGTGCCACTGAGCTGACCGCGGAAGGTCCATAGATGCGCGGGTCGGTAGCGTGTAAACCGACTATGACGCTCTTGGCGAAGCTGCCCGTCGTCCATGCCAGATCAATGGGAATCGCGCGCTTGCGCACACGACACATCGACACGAGCTGCGGAAGGTCAGGCAGCTTCACCCACAACGGTGTTTCAGTTTGCCCGTCTGGCGGTGGCACCGTTGCAGCGGCCATCTTCGTCAATGCGCTCTGCAATGAGACCCCATCCGACGCCGAGTCCAGCGTCAGTGTGATGTCTCGCCCACCTAGCAGGTCGAGTCCGGCAAATTCCCCGACTGTTCTCGGACGCGCGATGTCACCGGTACGAACCGTGGGCAGGTCCAGACCTTCGATGCCGAGAATGGCGTAAGCGGTTCCAGCGCCCATCTTCAATCCGTTGTAGGAGATTTGGAAGTCTGCGAGAACTGGCGGGGTGATGGATGGTGACGGGAAACTCATGGGGTGCCTTTCATCAGACAGCCGCCACGCGGAGTGCCCAGCCAACCTCAGCGGCGATCTGATAGGGGTCTGCCTGGCTCGCGACGTTGACCTCAACGTTGTTCGTGGTCGACTCCCCACCCATCGCGCCACCTAGCTGGTTGTTCGGAGTTATGGTGCCTGAGGTTGAAGGGGTGAACAGTTCCATTCCCTTTTCACCGACCCATGCCGTTTGACCAGCAGCCAACGGACCACCCGTAGCCAAGTGTGGAATTTCAGGGATTAGTTTGGAAGGAGCGTGCCAGCCGAGAAATGAAATGCTCGCAACGGTACTGTCAATCGGGTCGATGATGCCGGAGTTGATGGCGCTAATGATGCCGTTGACAATGGTCGTGCCTATGCCACTGAATACGCCGCCTACGGCACTGGCTGCACCAGAGATGGCACTCCCGATGTCACCTGGCAGCTTCCCGAATCCCGACACGATGGGGTCGTAGACGTTCGTCTTGATCCACGTCCATGCACCAGAGAGTCCACCGAACACAGTGCCGACGATGTCGCCTAGACCGGCTAATAGTTTGCCGGGAATACCGGTGAAGTAGCTAACCAGCGGAGTCGTGACGTTCGTCTCAATCCATTGCTGAGAGGTAGTAAGTGCGTGCCAGATGGTGGTCACGATGTCGCCCAGACCAGTGACAAATCGAGCGGGAATTCCAGTCACGTAGGTAATCAGTGGGGCGATGACATTCGAGTCGATCCATTGAACGGAGTTCTTCAGTGCGCCCCAAATGGTGCCGACGATGTCACCGAGGCCAGTCACGATCTCGCCCGGCAGAGCGGTGAAGAAGCCGACCACATCAGAGATCAGCTTGGACACGTCGGAGCGGATCGTGTTCCAGTGCTTGACGATCTCAAGCACGAGCAGACCGAGTGGACCGGTCACCACTGTGACGATGATCGGGATGATTGTGGACAGGTGATCCTTGACCCAATCCCAGCAGTCCTTGACCGCGCCCTTGATGTCCCTCCAAACGTCGTCAAGCAGCTTCTTGCAGAGCTGCCAGTGCGTCACAACCAACATGGCGACGATGAGCACCAGGCCGATGGGACCAAGCATGGCGGACATGCCCTCTCCACCGGCCGTGCCTGCTTCTTCCATCGTGGTGCCAGTCTCTGTGGCAGCAGTGCCCATGCCCTCGAAGGACAGTTGCGTCTCTTCACCAGCAGCGGTGGATTCTTCGGCCTGCACTGTTTGCGCCCGGCCTAGTCCTGCGATCTTTCCCACCAGGTCACCGATGGCCTTGCCAGCCTTGCCGACGCTACTGATGGCGTCTCCGGTCGCCTTGACGAATTTGGTGCCCATACCGATGATGTAGACCGCGATGGCTGTTGCCAAGATTCCGCCGATGACAGCACCGAGTGCTTCAGCGATGACTTTGTGTTTCGTCAGCCACGTCACGATGTCAGTGACCACTTTGATGGCCTTGGTGATCATCGGAATCAGAACTTCGCCAAACTTAATTCCCAAATTGGTTACGGATGCCTTGGCAATGTCGAGCTGACCACCGAGTGTTTCGCCGTAAGCCTTGGCAGCACCATGCACCTTCTGGTCAATGGCGTCGAGAGTGGAACCGCCTGCCTTCTGGTCCTTGGTCAATTGCTGCTGCGAAGCGTCGACCTTCAAGTGAGCAGCCCGAAGCGCGTCCTGCGCCTTTGCTCCGGTCAGCGTCCCGCTGTTGACCTGGTCCTGAGTGCTGAGCAGACCAAGGTTGGCGGTGGCCAGATTCTTCTGGTCGGTAGCCAGTGTCTTGGCCTTGTCCGAACCAACGTCGATGTTGATGCCGAGAGACTTGAGACCCTTTGCGTTTCCCTGGTACGCCTTGGTCACCAGGTTGGCAGCATCGGTGAGCGAGATGTTCTTGGCTCGCGCAACGTCCATTTCCGTGTTCAATAGCTTGGTCTGCGTTGCCTGGTCCTTGGTGACTCGCACGTTGACGGTCGCAGCACTAGTGACTGCGGTCTGGTTGAAACCGTTGGCCTGTCCAGCCGCGGTGTTCCGGTTCAACTCTCCCGTGTATGTCTTGGCGGATTCACCATTGTTCTTGGCAGCTACGTCGTACTGCGCAGCGGCCTTGTTCTGGTCCTCTGCCAGCTTCGTAGACTCAGCGCCAACAGCAGCTAGACCCGCGACACCAGCGATGGTGGCGACCTTTCCTAGCTGAGTGAACTTGGCAGTGAGACCCGCGACGCCACCTCCAGCCTTGTCCATTTCGGTGCCGATTTTCGAGACAGAACCAGAGAATGGGATGCCGAAGCTGCCCATCTTCTGGCCCAGCTTGTCGAAGAAGCCACCGATCTTGGAGGTGGAGGAATCCATTGCTGCTTGACTCTTCTTGGCAGCCGCGTCAGCAGCAACACCCGTCTCCTCGAATGCCTTGACGGCACCCGTGGACGATCCGCTGATAATTGCGCGCAGGGTGACATCAGAACTCATGGATTCGCTTCCTCAGAGAGACAAAATGCCACCGACCATCGGCAGCATCTTCCTTGCGGAACACACCCATGGTTGGTGGCGATATGGAGTTGTGGGGCTATCTATGCCCGAAACCGGCTGCGGGGCACACGGGCAATCCTGTGCGGAGTGGTGGGACTACGACTCCGTGTCCACGACTACCTCACCGACGGCTTTATCCATCACGTCAATGATGGCTTGCTGAGCTGCTTCACGACCGACAGCGAGAGCGGGCAGCAGGAAGGGGTGAGCCTGGTGGTCGTACCAGTGCGACCGGTCTCCGAACAGCGGAGCACGAAACTTGCCCGGCGCGCCACCATGCTCGAACGGCTCAGCATTGGGGGCCTTCTTGCCACCGGCCACAACGGACACGGTGAAGGACGAAACACGGACCTTCACGGAAGCAGGGATCTTCTTCGAGTACGGAGCGACGTTGGCTCGTGCGATGGTGGCGACTTCCTCACCAGCACCACGCAGACCAATTTTGACCTCTTTGCCGATCATGGGTGCTTGCTTGCGCAGTGCCTTAGCGAACTTCTGGAAGTCGCGGCAGTCGAGTCCGCCAGTACCAGTCAGGGTGACAGTGTTGGCCATTACGATCCCTGTCTATTGATCGACTCGACGTTGGCAACCAGGACGGCCGTGTCACGGAAAGACAACCGGCCAAACTGCTCAGGTGTGACGCTGAAGTGGTATGCGAACGATGCCAGGTAGGTCAGGCGTCGGTGATGGAGAGATCCGGGGGTGTTCCAGAGACCTCCGGGTCTTTTGGGTCCACTGTCGCCGTGCCTCCACCGGACACCACGTCGTTATGGACACCAGGCGCGTCGTCCTCAACTTCGTCATCAACGAAGCCAAGTTCACCCATCTTGAAGTGGATGTCACCGACGCGGAGTCCAGGTTCGGTGCGTGACCTGAGCAACCACACCAGCGATGTCATCGCCTGCATGGAACCTTCAGTCAGCATCGTGTTCCAACGGTCGAAGGTGCATCCCATCTGCTTCTCGATGGCCATGCCTTCGTCGTTGGTGATGTCAGCAGCATCGAACGCGTGCTCGACACCCTGAATGGAAATCTTCGCCATGAATCTCTCTCCTAGTTGGTGGGGTCAGACTGCGACTTCGTTGGACACGTAGGCCAACTGAATGGCCGGGTCGCCAGCAGGGTCGACAAGTCCCGAGAATGGAACCTTGACGCTGATGACGCCGGGGCCGGAAGCAGCGGGCGTGTCGCCCTCGAACTTGATTGCCGGGATGGTGACGTACAGCCCGGCGTTGGTCAGAGAGCCGGTGCCACCGACTGTCGGTGAGGTCAGCGCAATCTGAATGGCCGTGGATGTGTCAGCAGCGAATGCCGTGTAGAAGTCGGCCAGGTTGGCGAACTCGATCTCAACGTCTCCGCTGATGTCAGAGAAGCCGTTGGTCAACTGCTCAGCCTTGACCTGAGACCCGAGAGTGAACCGGTCGGTCGCAAGGACGTTCGTGCCCTTGATGCTGATGCTCTTGATGAGACCGGTCGGTGCAGCGCCACCAGCAACAGACACGATGCTCGATGCCACGGAGACAGTGCCACCAGTAAGCAGCGAGCCAGAACCCCAATTGAGCAGGTTCGGGGCAGACGCACCAGAGAGGTACGTGGCCGACGTGTACGCAGGCGAGCCAGTGGCTTCGGCCCATGCGTCGACAGTGAGGGACAGAGTGGCGATGCCACCCACGGCACATGCAATCGTCCAGTCGATCAGCTTCACCCCGTTGTAGCTGAACGCTTGGATGCCCTGGCCCGAAGTGAACGGGATGCCCTTCTGAAGCGAGAGCGACTGTGCTTCGAGGAAGCCGGGGACGTGGCTCTGCGTGTACAGCGAGCCGTTGGCGATGGGAACAGCGACCGAACCGATGCAGTGAGCCAGGATCAGACCAAACTGCTTGTCGGCCAACTCGTACTCGATGGAACCGGTGACGGCCTTCGACACGAGGACACGACGGTCAGCCTGCTTGAAGCGTGAACCTTGCAGGGCTTCGCTCTGCGCGGTGACCTTCTTGAGCACTAGCGGCGCGCTCTTGTGCGGCATCCACCGTGCGGGAGTGACGAAGGTGCCGACTGTTGCTTCAGCGGCCAAGCCGAGGGTTTCGCCTAGACCGGACGGGATGTAGGACTGAGTCATTGGGCGACTTCCTGATCTGCGTCGACTTCGACGGGTGCGGGTGCGGGCAATGCAATGGGTGCGACGTATGCGCCGACCTCTTGCAAGACCGGGTGGTTCTCGTAGTGATCACGAATCTCTTCAGGGATCTCAACAACGGCATCCGGCTCTACGACCTTGCCGGTGATGTAGTCCACGACCGTCTCCGGTCCAACGTTGCGGTACTGAGCCATGTTGCTGGTCTCCTAAGAGTTAGACGGTGACTCGCGCGGCGCACGAGAAGGCGAAGGTGACTGTGTGCAGCGCGCCACCGATTTCAGTGATTTCGTTGACCCCGTTGGCAGAGGCAGGCACGACCCACTCAACGATGTTGCCAAGTCGCTTGCCGTCCGCGATGACGGGAGTCATCACGTAGGACTGGTATGCCGCCCATGCGTCGTCGCGGGCCTGCTGAAAGTCCGTATCACCACGGAAGACACGAACACACCCCGAGAGGTTGTACGTCTCTTGGAAGGCGAACCATGGCAGCGACTCGATGTCGAAACGGTGGTTCTCGATCTCCGTGAGTTCGATGAAGGTGCCAGGAACGTACTTGCGGAGTTCGGCATCCACGACAGTGATGTCTGCCAAGGTGGCAGCGGCCTTGAACAAGTTGAGCAGGTAGTCGAACGCGGCGGGCGCGGTAGCGGTGACGTTGGCCATCAGCCGATGACGAGGCGTCGGTAGGGCGCTATCCACGACTGAATTCGATAGGGCACCCCGGCCCATAGAGCGGAACCAGTGTCGTCGCTGCTGTATATGTCGTTCTTGTTGATTGCAGCGGCCTGCTGCGTGTTCACCCAAATGTATTTGATGAGGTCGACCGTGGCCATCCACAGCACGGGCGGGATCGGGTTGTACCCGGCGATGTACGTGACTTCGACGTTGCGACGGCCAGGGAAGAACGGACGGGACCAGGAGTAGCCAGCGAACACGCGGCCAAGTTCTCCGGTGAGGTAGTTGACCTGCACACCATCGACGGGATTCTCGGGCGTGGACTCGGGCAGCTCGATGAAGCCGCCAGTGCTCTGGTACTCGGCACACGACACCAGCTCGATGATCGGGTACTGATTCAGAAGGATCTGTGAGCCGGACCAGCCGTCGTGACGCTCTGTGTAAACGGTCGGCGCGACAGGTCGGTTGATCTCATTGCTGATCCACTCGCACGCCATGTCAATGACGCGTTGCAGCATCGGGTCCTGAGCGGTTGAGGCATTGGCCGGGAATTGCAGCCACGCCTTGACCTCGTCAATGTCGAGGTAGGTGACCCATGACTGAGATGAGGCAATCGTGGGGGTCGTCATCCGATGCCCCTTGCAGTGTTGGGAAGCAGCGTCGAGATGTCGACGGTGCCATCGACGGCAGCGTGAGGGATGACGATGCAGTAGTCACGCTCAGGCGCGCCCTTGATTTTCTCGGTCACGGTGTACAGCGAGTCGACCGCGGTGTCATCGTTGGCCACTAGCACCTGAGAGAAGTGGCCTGTGTCGTCCAACACCACTTCTGTCGGCAAGGCGTTGAAGATGACGCCAGCATTCGTGATCGGCACACTCAGCTCGAAAGTGAGGGAGCCAGCGGAAGCAGTTCCGTCCACTTCGTTGTAGGTCCCGGTCAGGGTGACCAGAGTGGCGGTCATGTCAAGCCGCGCTGTGGACAGTTACTCCCACAGAACCACCAGTGACGGTGGTTGTGATGACCGCCTGTACGAAGCGGGCAGCGGCAGTGACCGTGGTGGTGGTGACGCCTGCGGCAGTGAGTGTTGCCATGGCAGTCTTGAACCAGTTGACGCCATCCTGCGAGATTTCGAGAGTGACAACGCCACCGGTCGTACTGGCTGCGGCGGTGCACACGGCGGTGTGAACCGAACGAGGCTCACCGTTGTCTAGGACGACGGGAACGGTCGACGTTGCAGTAGAACCGGCTGGAATGCTTGCGACTGCGGCGATTCCCATAGGTCAGGTCCGTTCAGAGTGAGGGTGGGTGTTGACGGCTCTCTCAGCGAACGCATCAGGTGTGCGCGCGAGTGGCCGTTCATTGCGATGGATGCGACCACAGGACTGGCAGACTTCACCAGCAGGTCGGGGTGTGTTGGCCATGAGACCTCCACTGTGTGTCCGGTGCAGGACAGGTGCCGCGTTGGGAGAGAGCAACGCGACACCTGCCCTGGACGGGGTCTTCTACGAAGTGAAGACCGGGGTCACAAGACCCGTACCGGAGATGACACCCGTGGACTTCGGGTACCGATTGGCGGTGAACGCTGCGTACTCGTAAAGCTGCACGAGCACGGTGAGCTGGTTCCCCAGCGTCTGAGGCAGCGCACGGCTGATGACCGGGGACTCATACAGGATGCTGTCGTCTGCCTTGTAGACAAGGACGATGTCCTGGTTGGTTCCCACGCCAAGGCCCTGCGGGATGTTGAAGTCCTGAAGGGCGGTGAGACCCTGGACCCTTCCACCCGTGACACCCTCAGCCACTGCGGTGTCAGGCGACACCTGCGGGACGTTCCAGGGGCCATTGGACTGCGGCGAGAACAACGGACGGCCGTTGTCGTCCAACATGGACTCCAACCACTCCCAGCGAGCCGGGGTCATGGCCAGGTGGGTTGCGGGCAGGAAGCGAGCCGACGCGATCTGAGCCTTGGCGTTGGCGATCATGTTCCAGAAGCCGGGATACGCCGGGCTTGAGGTGGTCCACGTCACGGCAACGATGGAGCTGGTCTGCGTCAGTCCGAGGATGTCGCCAGAACCGGCACCTGCGATCACCTTCGCGTCGACCTTCTGTCCAAGGGCGAGCAGGAGGTCCTTGCTCGTCACTGACGAGAAGTCGATGGGCGCACGCTCGATGAGCTGCAACGACACCGACTGCCCACCAGCAATGGTGACAACCGGGAAGGTGTCGTATGCAGTGGCGAGAGCGGTGTCACTGATGGCCACGTTCTGCGCTGTCGGGTTGCTACCCGTACCCTGGGTGTCAACGGTTGTTCCGCTGGTCACCTTTGGCAGATTGATCTGAAGCGTGCCCGGAGGCAGCTCGGCCTGCGTGACAGAGTCAGCCACGACCCGACCGGCACGCGCGAAGGGCACGTACTCGGCAACCTCGAATGCAGGGGGAACGAATTCCCCACCAGCACCAGCAGCGGTGGACAGGTCACCGGTACGGGCCTGATACTCGCCCATCCCGGAAGCGCCCATGCCAGCACGCACCTGGGAGATGAGGTAGGAGTCCAGGGGCGTACCCGAACCAGCGACGATGCGGCTACGAGCCGACTCGGCATCGACGGCGATCTCGCCAGCATGTCGGGCCAGACGCTCAGCAGCGCCACGGTTGCCGAATGCGTTCAGCGCCATGTCCTTCAGGTAGCTGACTTCGCCACCCTTGCGGTAGGTGCGCTCAGACGAGCGGACACCGACGTTGCCACCGGCATCGTTGGCCGACTGGTCACCAGTGCCATTGGCAACTCGTGCAGCAGCGGCAGTGCGAACCTGCTCGGCATCCTCGTCAGCCTTGGCGCTGATCGCGCGGGCATTCAGGGTTCCGGCCTGCCGGGCGAACTCATCACGAGTCGACACCTCTTCGACAGTCAGTTCGCGGGCTTCGGTCTCAGCCAGCGTGGCCAAGGCAGAGATGTGGGCAAGAACAGCAGTGCGCTGCTCCAGGATTTCGGTTGAGGTCAGCATGATTCCCTTTCAAGGAAATAGTGGGGGTGCCTTGCGGCGATTCTTTTGCTGCTGCCTCAAGTGGTGCATCCGGGTATCTCGGCTCGTTGAACGAGTGAGTGCATCCGGGTTCCGGCTTGCTGCCTGTTTCAAGTTCTCTACTACCAGCTTACCGCCGCGCCAGCAGCGCCAACAGAGCTAGAACGCGCGCTCCAACTCGTGCAGCAGGGCGCGAGTTTCGATGGCAGAGATGGGTGTGTACTTGCGCTGCTCGGCAACGGGAGTCTGCGAGCGAGGGCCAGCACCGTCATTGTCGAGAGCACCAGCAGCACTCGAACCACCGTTGGCGAGTCCTTCGCTCGAACCCTTGACACTGCCATCGGATGACGATGATGTAGCCGCGTCGTCGTTGTCGTCATCACCAGCAGCGTTCGAGTCGAGAGCCGAGTTGATAGCGCCCTTGGCGGCATCGTGCGCAGAGTCGGCAGAACCAAGCGCGTCGAGCGCGTTCTGCAACAGTTCGGCGTTGGCAGCAGAGATGGACTTGCCGGTGCGCAGTTCGGTCATAATCCCCGAGACTTCGAGAAGGCGCGCCCTGCCTTCTGTGCCTAGTGCGACCTGTAGGTCTGCACGCAGCGAGGCGGTCGTACCGGGGTTGGCCGGATACGTGACCACGCTCGCGTCGAACAACCGGGCTTCGTTGACATCCCTCTTGCAGTAGTCGGGAGACCACGAGTCCTTGACCGCTGCGAAGCTGAATGACATCTGCGACAGGTCTCCACGTTCGAGAGCGATGCAGATGTCCGAAGTCACCGACTGACGACGGTCTAGGTCAGCATCGACCTTCAAGCCAGTGCGGTCCTCTGTCAGCGTCATGGTGCCACCGGCAGTTGACGCGATGGGCAGTCCGCCATGGTTGAACAGCAGCGGAACGTTGCTGCCCTCACGAAGCGTCTTGGTGAACGCACCAGAACGGATCGTCTCGGCGTAAGACCCCATGAAGTCCTGTACGTCGTAGGGCTGGTCTGTGGTGCTCGCATAGCCACTGAAGTGTGACGTGGTGCCATCGTCCGAGGTTCGGATCTGCACGTCACTCAGGTTGAATGAACGGGTCTCCACGGTCGTCAGCGGAATCTTGCGGCGCGAGGTGCCAGCGACGTGAGCAGACTTGCTCTCAACCGGGATCTTGCCGGTGGCATTGCAGTCGGGGCAGTCGCGGTTGCCTTCAAGGATCGTGCCCTTACCGTCACAGGTAGGGCAGTCCTTCGTTGTCGGGGCGGCAGAGTCGGTCATGTCAGGGTCCTTCCGCTGTTGCGGGTTCGGCTGGTGCGGTTGAGGGCACACCAGCGATTGCGCTAGGTGCCCAATCGGGGGTGGTGTTGCTGTTGAGAGGAGCGAACAACGAGTTGGCAGCAGGCTCGGCACTCGGTGGCAGGTTGACGATGTGGCGCAACTCGTTCGGCGTGGCGATGGACGCATTACGCATCGAGGTCAGCAACATCGCGAGCATCTGCGAGTTCGTCTTGTAGATGTCGTTCAGGTCGCGGCGCACCACATAGCCCGGTGGCAGCAGCTTGGTATCAGCGATGTCGAGCCGCTTGACGTACCCCTTGAGTCCCGCGAGCACCCACGAGATGAGCAGTTCTTCAACACCCTTGATCTCAGTGGTTCCGCGCTCAGCAACGTCGCCCAGCAGCACAATTGGCACTCCGTAGAAGCCGCTGATCTCTGCCTTCGAGAATGCGCGCGATTCAAGAAGCTGCGCGGTGTCGGGGTTGATGCTGATGTTCTCCCACTTCGCCCCACCGTCGATCACAATCGGAATGTGACTGTTGGCCAGTCCACCGTGGTTGTTCTGCAACTCGCTCTGCAACCGTGTGGCATCAGCCGGAAGCAGTGGCTTGGTAACCGACAGGATGCCGCCAGGATTCAGGCCCTGCGCGAAGTAGCGCGATGCGTACTCTTCAGCAGCGATGTTCGAGCCGAAGCCGCTGGCACCGATCTCGATGGGGTTCAGGCCGACCAACGAACCGGCGAGACTGACCCACGGTACGTGGATGATGTCCTTAGGGTTCAGCGGCTTTCCGGTAGCACCGATCTGATATGTCTTCACGCCCTGGACGCGAGAGACTTTCATCAGCGCGGGGTTCAGGTTCTCAATCAGCGTCGGGTTGCCCTGCGAGTCGCGGTCGATGACTTGCTTGTAAATGTTGCCCCCGAGTCCGAGTGAGGCAACCAGCTTGAAGGTGCCGGTGAACAGGTCGTCGTCCGCGTATGGATCGGTGATGATGAGAGGAGCATCGACTTCGAGGTCGTTCACGCCAACACCGGTCTTGCGGAAGACGTGCGGCTCCAGGTCGGCAACGATGTCGCCAATGATCCTGATGCAACTGAAGACCGACATCAGGCCGATGACAGTCCGCTCAGTGACAGCTACACCAGCAGTGGAATACCCCATTGCCGACGGCGGCGGAATGACGGACGGGTCGCCCATACCTCCCCACCAACCGGTGCCGGTGTTCATCCCTCGTTGCTGAGTTAGCGACCTGCGGATCGTCATTCGAGACCTGCTTCGATTTTGCGGGCTTCTAGGTCAGCCACCGACTGGCGGATTTCCTGTTGCACCTTGCGTGCGTTCTTGCGTGCCTTGCGTGCCAACTTGTTCGTTCGAGTCGGCAGCGGCACGGACCAGACTTTGCCTGCCCATGAGAATTCTGCGAGACAGACTGCGACGAACGCACCGGTCAGCAGTGCGGGCGCTAATCCCACGAGCAGGAAGATTCCTGCGATGAGCAAGCCACCCGCGATCAGCTCCATGATGCTGTCGGCTGCGATTCTCAACTTCATTGCTGTTCTCTCCCTGCCATTGCCATTTGTTGTGACAGCCAGCCAACGACTGGCTTCTCAGCAGATGTCTGCGGTCGTCCGTAGACGTGTGCGAAGTCGGCGTCTGCTACTTGCTCGGCCTGCTCTGCCTGCTCTGCTTGTGCGTCGATGAAGTCCGACGGGAAGTAGACATGCGAGAATTCTTCGGGTTCGGACATGAGTGCACCTGCTCTAGCAAGTCCAAGCAGGGCTGCCACAGCAAGGTCGATCTTGTTCGCGCTGCCCTTCTTGTCCTTCATCAGACGCTTGCCGCGGGCGTCGTCCCGATAGATGGCATTGAGGACATGGCGGCGAAGTCGTGGGTCGGCGTCCTGAGTCATGCCGCCCGTTGCGATGAGGTCGTTGAAGCGACTGGTGCCGGGTGTCATCCTGTCGGCAGTCTGCGGAAAGCGTGAGACCACGCACCCTTCGTCTTCCATCTGTTGCAGCGGCAGTGACCAGCGGTAGGGGTCGGCTGTGAGTTCTGCGACGGTGTACTTGACGCGGGCCTGACGAATCGTCTCCATGACATCCAAGATGTCGACTTCCCAATCGACCGGGCTGGCAGGCGTTCGTTCCCACGCGCCGACCACGAAGACGTGTGGCTTCTCTTCGACGGTGATGCCAATGACCGCGGTGCTGTCGTTGTTGTACGAGCCGTCCAGCGCCAACACGATGCGTGCGCCATCTTCGGGATTCCTGCTCGGGTCAGCCAGTGCGTCCCAGGCGTTCGGCGTGGTGAACTTGTCTTCCGTCGTCCACGGCTGGTTGAGCCAATAGCGGCGGTTGTCCGACTCCCGATTCTGTGGGTCACGGAACATGGCGACTAGTCCGTCAATGTCCATCCAACTCGCAGCAGGCCCGTAGACCTCACAGAGCGCCTTGCGCAGAGCCACGTCGTCGGTGATGTCCGTGTCCAGCGGGGCCTGCTTGTGGTCGAACAGAACCGACTCGATCTTGTGGGCCGTCTTGTAGGTCTCTTCCGCCACGCTGTCTTCACCAGGTGCGAACATGGTGGACGTTTCGAGGCTCCAGCCGTCAGCAGCGGCACGCTTCAGCAGGTTTCGTGTGACCGTGGCGTGCAGCTTCTTGTGTTGCGGAAGCACGAGCAGGTGGCTCTCATCGAATACGTCGAAAGTGTCCTTGCCGCCTTCTTTCGAGGAAGCAGCCGAGGTCTGCGCTACAAGTTCGCCACCATCAGTCGTGAAGGTTCGGGTGAGTCCTACGTCGACTTCGTACTCATCGAAGACGGTTCCATTGCGGAGCATGTATGCAGCGGTGTCGTATGTCTGTGACGCCTGACCCTCAGCCGTAGCGAAGCACCGGACGAGAGGACTCGTGACGGGCTTACCCACCGGGTCACCTTTGGCATCCCACCCATCGAAGCGAACCGGGCCAAGCAGCTCGGCACATGAGATCATCCCCGCGATTTCCGTTTTGGCCCTGCCCTTCGGTCGACTCAGAACCGCACGGCGGTAGAAGCGTCTGCCTTCGGGTGTGAGTTCGTAACAGCGCCAGATGAAGCCTCTGAACTCATCATCGAGTTCGACTGGCTGGCCTTGAATGTCACCGATGCCATGGACTAGAAACTCTTCGATCCACCCACAGACCTCGAAGCCAAGCGATGGGCGTAGGACCGTCACACCAACTCACCTTCGTGAACTTGCGGCAAGCGCGGGTCCGTCTTCGGTCTGCCTGCACGTCGTACACGTCCCGAATCCTGCGCAGCTTCCACCTGCTCAATCGACCACTGCAACGAACGGCGAGACATCGGGTCCAGGCCATAGGCGCGCCGTTGCAGTCGAATCTCTCCCGCCAACTCAGCCCGAACCTTCACTCGTGTTGGGTCCATCGTCCAGAACATTTGGATCAGCGTGGCGAGGATGTACAGACCGGTCAGGTCACTCTGGTCGTACTCGTTCGCCATCGGACTGGCCCACAGCGAGTCCCAAAACTCGATGGTCGCCAGGTGCATGTGTGCACGGTCAGGCAATGACGGGACGATGAAGGTGTCGGATACAGGGCTGAGAGCGTGAGTTGTCGATACCGTGTTGCGACGACGGCGCTGGTTGGCAGGCTTTGGCGCTGGTCCGCTCACAGCGGCACGTTGATCGACGTGAACGAGACTTGCGTGTTACCTGCCCCGTCTCCAAACGTGACGACGAGCAGGTAGTTCCATCCGGCCGTAAGCGTTGCTCCGTAAATGGCCTGCAACACCTTCGAGCCAACCACGGTGGCTTCGTCAGAGAGAGTGACTTCGTTGCCTGAGCCGTTGTTCACGATCAACTGCACGACTGGTGTGGCTGGTGAAGTCGTGCCCGAGGCAAGACGGGCAGCAGTGTCGACGCTGACGGTGATCGGTCCCTCGTAGGTGCTGACGGTGATTTCTGAAGGAACAGTGGCTAGGTCAGCAACGGATGCGGTCATGGAATGGTCACTCCTAGTGGGCGAGTCTTGGTCGCAGTTGCCAGGTTGCGGGGTTCTGATGCCGCTGTGAGTTCACGTTCGTGAGCACTCGCAAGCAGGGCGCGGAATTGAGCTGTCCCCAGGAGATTGCGGACTTGGCAGGCGACGAACAGGTCGGCTCTGGCTACAGACTCACCATGAGCATTCGATGTGAATGTGGCGACGAATGCGCCTGACCCACTGACGATGACAGCACCGGTTGCCGTGGCAGTGACGGTGGTGGCGGACTCACCAGCACCATCGAGGACTACTGAGCCAGTAGCCGTAGCAGTGAATGTTGTGTCGAACGAGGCAGCAGCGTGTTCGGTGTCGAGACCAGCAGCCAAGCCGGTGACAGTGGCTACGAAGTTGCCGGTGCCAGCAATGGAAGTCGTGCCGACAGCATTGGCAGATACGGTCGCTGTGGTCGACCCGGCACCAGGTGCAGAGATGGTCCCTACGGCGCTGGAAGTGACGGAGGCAGTGACTGTGCCCGAACCGGCTTCTAGGACCGTGGCGGCTGCTGTGGACGATGTGGTGGTGGTCTGTGCAGCAGTGGCCGGGATTACTGCGGACCCGACAGCACTTCCGCTGACAGATGCCGAGAATGCGCCAGTAGCACCGAGGGTTCCAACAGCCAACCCGACGAAGGATGTTGTGTTCGCAGCAGTGGCCGGGAGTACGACAGCTCCGACAGCACTTCCGCTGACAGATGCTGTGAATGAGCCATCAGCAGCGAGGGTTGCACCGGCTGTGCCCGTGTAAACGGTGTCCTGTTCGGCGGTGCCGGGTGAAGCCGATGATGCCCATGTGCCAGCAGCGGACGCTGTGACTGAAATCGTCTGCGATCCTGTGGCTGCGAGAGTGCCAGCAGCGGTGCCGACGAAGGATGTTGTCTGAGCAGCGGTAGCTGCGAGAGTGCCAACAGCAGAGCAGGTGACTGAAGCCGTGAATGCTCCGGTGCCAACATCAGGAGCAATGACAGTTCCGGCAGCAGCAGTGGTGACGGTTGCCGATTCAGCAGCAGTGCCAGCAATGGTGACGATGCCGACAGCAGCAGTGGTGACGGCAACCGATTCAGCAGCGGTGGCTGCGATGGTGCCAACAGCAGAGCAGGTGACCGATGCCGAGAACGTACCTGCACCTGTGCCCTGGTTGGCAAGTAGGACGTTCTCACCGGCAAAGTACGTCGGGAGCACATCGAAGTTGCCGTCTGTCTCGTCGGTGACGTAGAGCAGGTCCGCTCCGAGTGCAGCGCTCGCAAGCATTTGACTTGTGGCACTGCCCAGCGGGGTGGCCGTGACGATGTGGGCGATCTGAATGCCGTAGCCGCTGTAATTGCCAGGAGGCGTCGAGCCGAAGGCTGCATAGGTGGCGTCGAAGACGACGATGCCGTCGACCACTGATGGAGTGAGGAACCCGGAGTAGGGAGCAGCACCCATGTTCATAATGCTGCGACCAGCACCGTGAGTGGTGTGGACGTAGCTGGTCAGCGAGGTGGCGTAGCTGACTTTGGTCGAGAGTTCACTAGCACGGTCGAAGAAGATGTTGACGATGCCGTAAAGCGAGAACCACTTGTCGACGTTGCCTTCAACGGTGGCGAGGGCCACGGCTGCGTAGTTGGTGTCCACGTAGCCAAGGACTGTCCAACCAGCCGCCTGAGCATTGGCGATGGCCGTGGTGTAGTCGGGGTTCACCGTGGTGCCAGGACCAGAGTTCGGGTTGGCGATGATGTAGCCAACGCCACCCACAGGAGAGCCAAGAGACGCGCCCCAAAGACCGACCGTCGGGTACTGGTAACCAGGGATGAGATAGCTGGCCAACAGCGGCGCACCAGCGTTGTTGTAGGCCGTGATGGTTTGCGAGCCGGTGGCTGCAATGGTGACCACGCCGACTGCACTGGCAGTGACGGATGTGATCAGAGCAGCACCAGCAGCGAATCCGACTGCACTGGCAGTGACGGATGTGATCTGAGCAGCAGCAGCAGCGATGGCTACTGTGCCGACTGCACTGGCAGTGACGTTCGTGGTCTGCGTAGCACCAGCAGCGAAGCCGACAGCCGATCCGGTAACAGATGCTGTGAATGAACCTGTGGCAGCGACAGTGCTAACAGCGAATCCGACAGCCGTGCAGGTGACGGCAACCGATTCAGCAGCAGTGGCAGTGGCCTGGTTGGCAAGAAGGATGTTCTCGCCAGTGAAGTAGGTAGGCAGAACGTCGAAGTTGCCGTCAGTCTCGTCGGTGACGTACAGCACGTTCGCGCCAAGGGCGACACTTGCGAGCATTTGCGTCGTAGCGTTCCCCAACGGAGTAGCTGCAACGATGTGCAAGATGAGCAGGCCAGTGTTGGCGTAGTTGGGCGGTGGAGTGGACTGGAAGGCGGCGTAGGTGTTGTCGAAGACGCAGATGCCGTCGCAGACGGCTGTTGACATGTAGCCGCTGTACGGAGGCGACCCCGGATTCAGGATCGACAGCGCACCAGCAGACGCGGTGTGCACGAAGCCGGTCAGCGTTGTGTAGTAGCTGACCTTCGTTGACAGCGTGCTTGCCTGGTCGAAGAAGATGCTGTGGACGCCATACAGCGTTGACCACTTCGTGACCATTGCTTCGACGGTGGTCGATGAGGTGACACCGTTGTTTGTCGGCACGTAGCCAAGGACAGTCCAACCGGCAGAGATGGCAGCGGCGATTGCTGCGGTGTAGTTGCTGTCGACAGTTGTGCCAGGACCAGAGTTGACGTTGGCGATGATGTAGCCAACGCCACCAGCAGGCGAACCTAGACCGTTCCACAGACCGAGTGTCGGGTACTGATACCCCGGAATGACGTAGGTGGCGTCGAGAACCGGACCGGCATCGTTGTAGCTGCCAACCGTCTGCGTGCCGGTAGCCGGAATCGTGACGAAGCCGACTGCACTAGCAGTGACGTTCGTGGTCTCAGCAGCCTTAGCAGCGATGTTGACGGGCTGGAGCGCAACGGCCAACATGCCGAAGACTTGACTCGTCTGCCAGTTCGCCTTGAACGCAGCGGCTGACAGAGGAGTCGTGGTGAGGTACGAACCGCCGTACATCCTTGAAGCGGTGGTGCTGATGTTGGTGGCAACGGTGGTCGTCCACGCTGCAATCGTGCCCGAACTTGCGGCGAGTCCAACACCGATCAGAACGAGTGAGCCTTCAACCTTGGTGGTGACGTTCACCGTGCCGGTCGCAGCAGCAGCGTGGTTCGACAGAACGGTGAGTGCTTGGTCTAGTACGAGCGGGTTGTCTGTGCTGCTGACTTCCCAATAGCAGATTCCGTCGATGGTGCCGCCACCGGCAGTCGGCGCGATGGCAACTTCGCCACCCGCGGCAATCTTGTGCGCGCACCAGACAGAATCGGCACTCGAAGCGAACAGCGCGTCGGTTGCTTCGACGGTGTAACCGGCGAGTGTCGGTGCAACCGTGCTACCGACTTGGCTGATGAAGCAGACCAGCGCGTTGCCAGCCGTAGCCGACGTGATGGTCAGCGAAGCAGCAGCAGTTGACGGTGTCTGTGCCGAGTTGACTACCGCAATGGCAGCCATCTAGCTCAGCGCCTTAGTTGAGAGGCTGTACCTCGTCCGGTTGCGCATCGGACTCTGCCTCATCGTCTGAGGAAGCCACGACAGCGGGCACAGACCAAGAACCGACAGCGGTAGCCACCACACCTGTCTGTTGACCGGCCATGAATCAGCCAGCCACAGTCAGGGTCAGGGCGTTCGTGAAGGTCACGTTGCTCCCCGACGGAATCGAGCCAGACAGACCGGACGTGGCACCACCCGTGAGGAAGGTTCCACCGGTCGCAGCGGACCACAGACCCCATCCGAGAATGCCGGATGCCTCAGTGACCAGCATCGGGAACGTCTGGATGTCGTTGGACTGCACGACACCAGCAGTGACAGTGCCCCATGTGACGGGCATACGTGTCCCGGTGTAGCCGGTACCGCCGACGATCTCACCAGAACCGGTGATGCCAGGCAGGGCGGCGTACAGGGCCATGTACAGGCCGGTAGCGGTGATGGTGGCGAGCATGGCGGCAGCAGTGGCAGTGGCCAGGTAGGTCAACGCCATGGATGCGTCCACTGCCTCAGCAGCGTCGGCAATGCGGCCAGTGTTGAGATCGTGAAACTTGTAGGTGCGCTTCATGTTGTGTAGTCCTTTCGAGACCGGAGGTTGGTGTTGTGTGTTGCTTCAGGAGTAAGTGGACAGGCGGGCGGTGATCTTCCTGACGTGAGCCGCCACGTTGCGAGCATCGAACTCACTCACGTTGGCCACAGCAGCGAAGTCGGTCACGAACTGATCAAGGTCGGAGAGGCACTGCGCGGCACTGGTGCCAGGGTCGGCAACGGGAGCAGCGACAGGGGCGACCTGCACTGGCTCAGTGACGATCTCATCGAGGGTTGATGCAGCCTCATCGGCCACGGGCAGTGAATCGGACATGTGGTGCACCTTTCAAGGTTGCTATCGGCTCTATTAGCCATCGCTAACTGCTGATTTGATGTGTCTATCGGTTACTAAGTGCCCGCTATGTGGTCTCTATGCGCGCAGAGTCCAACGGGACCCCATTCCTACACTGGTCGCGTCAGTTAGCACTCAAGGACGTTTGCCCTGGTCAACTGGTTAGCTAGAGTTAGCGAGGACCTGCCAACCCGTACTGCAAAAATGCCGCCAAATGAGCGGGTCCGGATGGCACGATTTGCGGTACAGTACAGCCCCCCCATACAAACAAATGGTGGGTACCCATACATCTAATACGGGGGGTTCCATTCGCTGACCTGGGAGTACCTGCCAGGTACCACACTGTCGATCGTCTATCCCTATGTGAACGACGGCAGGTGGGATGTCTTATCGTTCTATGCGCGACTGGCGTGGACTAGTGGTTGTGCTTCCTGCTGTTGCAGGCACGACACAACACGGAGAGGTTGTCTGGTGTGGATGTGCCACCTTGACTGACTGGCACCGTGTGGTCACACGTCAGTGGGTTGCTGTCGTCTGTCTCGTGCGGTTGTCTGTGCCAACCAGGACACACAGGTCCGTTGGTTGCTGTCCACCTAGCGATGACTGCCTTGCTGGTCGTCTGCCAGACACCGTGGTACTGAGGTCTTGAACCTCTACGGTCTGGCAAGCGGTGAGCAGGACAGCGATCACCTGTGGTTAGCAGTGCAGGACACATGGCAACCACACACGGTTTCGGAATCAGGCGAGCCATCAGTCAACGTTCAGACAGTGCATTGCCTGTGTGGTTCGACGTTCGTGCTTGTACGAACAGACCTCGCAGCGAATGTCGTTTGCAGACCTGAGTTGTGAACAGCACTCGACACAGCGGACTTGCTGTCCTTGGTCGACACGAGGATGGAAGTTCACATCAGCGTTGAATGTCGGTTGATCGACTAGATCCCAACCGTTGACGCCAGGAACGTACCATTCCATTTCGACACGGTTCACTGGTACCTATCCTCTATCTTACCGGCGCGCCAGCAGGCACGACAGGTGATGCTGCTGCTTCGATCAGGTCTCTGATGTACTCAGACAGGTCTGTGTAGTTGCCACGTCTGAAGCCGTCGTAGTGAGACCCACACAGACCGCGACGTGGTCGTGGCAATGCCATGTGCGGCTCAGGAACGTTGATCAGGCAGTCAGGCAGCTCAACAATGCGACCTTCGACCGGAACAGCAGGTCCAGCAACGTTCTGGCTGAATCTCAGCGTGTTCGCAGATCCGCGAGAGATTGCGAACACGTTTTTCACGACTCGTTCGCAGGCTTTGTGGACAGGGTCCTTGGAATATCCATCAGATGGAGCATCGTCACGCGCCAATGCCAACAGCAGCAGTGGTCGCAGTGCAGCAAGATCCACGATTGCGGAATCGAGAGCAGCTACACAAGCAGCTTCCTTGGATGTGTCCATTTCAGTCGTCTCCCCGTTCGTTCGAGTCATAGAAGTCGGCTTCGTGAAAGTCGCCAATTGACTCGAAGCTGTCAGAGATCGAATTCATGGCGTTGGTGACTACTGGTATCAGCGCGCGACCAACTTGCAGGTTCATTCGCTCAACACCAGCAGCGAACTCACGATGAATTCGCTCAGACTCGGTTTCAGCGCGCTTGCGCTTAGCTCGCGCTTTCCGTACACCGTCGATCAGTGCCGCCGTCAGGAAGCCGACTACGAATGAAATGAGCAGCGTCATCAGTGCCACAACGCGATCAGGAGAATTGCTTCGACCACGATTGCAGCGATGAGGAATCCGACGACGGTCATTTCAGCACCTTGACCAACTTGAGCAGATAGTCGGCCAATTCCTCAGCAGCGGTAGGCAACGAAACTGCATCCCAATCCTCGTCCGAGTAGAACGTCTCCGGGTTCAAGCGAAAGTCGCTGAGCCACAGTTCGTAGGCAGCTACGAGTTGCAGTCTGGTGATGTCGTGTAGGACTTCTTCTTCGATCTCTGCATCTGTGAATGAAACGACCCTCATGCGAAGTTCCTCGTAGCAGCGATGATGTCCTTTGCAAACTCAGCCAAATCAACCTCGCCATCGACACGGTTGACGGAGATGTTAATTGTGGAGTTGACGGTTCTGAGCAGCGCGGCGTTCTCGTCCTTCAGCGCCTGGTACTCAGCGATTGGGACGAACTTCTGCCGCGAGACGTGCTTCGAGTAATCCAACGGTCGCCCGACTGGCGGATCACGAAATGTGATGAATGGCTTCAGCAACTCTCCTGCCCATAGCGGAAAGTCGCCACTTCGATTGGCGAGCACGCCTAGCAGGTTCTTCAGCTTCTCAATCTCACGCACAACATCCATATCCACCATCGCTGCTGGCACGTACTCAGATTCAGCGATGGCACCATCGACATCAGCCAACAGGTTGTCGAGTGTTCGGTTGGCTTCGCTGTCAGTCGACAACGACCTCAGCAGTGCGATCTTGACTCGTAGTTCTTGCAACTTGCTCATCTGTTCTCTCCTCGTGCGCTATCAAGCAAAGCGTTGAATGTTCGGAATCGGTCATCGTCCTTCAACTTGTGACACGAGCAGCAGAGCGGTTCGTAGCAGTCAAGGTGCACGCAGAACGGACTACCAGCGGCTGGACCGGCCACGTCTGACTTCTCGTCCCCACAGACGTTGCTGTAGGCCCATTGCTGCGCTGGCTTGCCACACAGGCACTCGTACCCACTAGCAGGTCCACGTTCTCTGGTGAGACGGCGATGGACACCGGAGTAGCCAAGGTTCTCGCCATGCCAGTTGTTAGAATTCGGACCCCGTTGACTACCACCTTGTCCTAATGAAATGTTCGGAGACCCATACCTATTCCACGCTTGCCAATGCGCACTGCACCATCCACGAGCAGCGTGTTTCCTATCGCATCCATCTATCGAGCATTTGCGGGTGCTTACCGGTCTACCCATTGTCTGTCTTTCGTGCTCGTTTGAGTAATGCCTCGAAAGCGTTGAACTTCTCATCCTCTACCGAGTCGTTGGGCATACTCCAAACTTCAGTTCCGTTGCCAAGTAGCACGAACTCGACAGAGCCGTCATCGTGGTCGATCTGGCCTAGCGCGTAGCCGCGTGGGTGGAAGACGGACCTGTTCACCATCCACAGGATTGCGTCGTCCTTGATGTCGACGGAAATGCTCATCTGTTCGCCCGTCTGCTTGCTTTGGCCATTACATCCCTTGCACGTCGATCACGTCGTCGTGCAGATGGCAGTGCTGAGGTGTAGCCGACGCGACTTCCGTAGCCACCGATTGGCAGTCGTGGTCGCTCTGGAGCAGTGGCGTACCGACGCATCCGGTTGATCAGGAGATCACCTGGCTCGACATGAGTGAACTTGTGCAGGCGCGCTCTGTAGTGCGCTCTCATGCAGATGCCTTGGCAGCGCGACGTGCCGCCCTGTAGGCGCGTTGGCGGTCGGCAATCTTCTTGGCGTTGGCTTTCACGTATGCCTTGGTGTACGCGGCTTTCCGCTCACGATTGTCGAGCAGCCACTGCTTGGAACGGGCACGACGAACTGCTGCGTTGGCAGGGTCGGCACAGTAACGGCGGTCATACACGCGGTGGCAGTCCTTGCAGGCTGGCTTGAGCAGGTCTTTGGCTTTGACATCCCTGCCAAACTGGCCAACAGGCTTGACCCTGCGACACCGGCAGCACTGCTTTTCGTTCACTGGTCTCTCCCTCAGCGGCTTCGAGTTCTTCTACAGCTCACTGTCGAACATCCCCTACTATCGGAGGCACCCATCGGCCAGACTCGCTAGAACCACGAAATTCCCCTATGAATCGCGGCAGAGCAGCCTGAGCTGGGCAAATGCTCGACTTATCAGATACACGTATCGACTGGTCGGTGCTCGATTGGAACGAGCCCGCGCTGCGCTTCTACCGGTCGCTGGGGGCCGAGCCCATGGACGAATGGACCGGCTACCGGCTCTCGGGCCCGGAGCTGGCCGCCCTGGCCG